CAAAATCGTGAGTTAAACGGCCAAGAATCCCGTAACCCATATCTTCCAGAAACTTACGCGGGGCCTGAATCTTATAAACCTGTTCAAGAGTAAGATTAGGTTCAGCAATTTTAGAAGTACCAGTTAGAAAATAATTCTTTTCTTCCAGAATAAAAACAGGCATGAACTTCTTAATAGTTTCTTCAGCCCCTTGAAGAACTTCCATTTCGTGCCCTTCAACGTCAATTTTAATTAGATCGCACGCTGAAAAATTATAAGAATCTAAAGTTCTAGCTGGTACTTTTATATTTCCTTCAGGATTGGCGTGAGCATTTCCACAATTACCTGTTTCAGCATACGTCATTGTAAGTTCATTATTTACAAAATTGCTGAGAGCTACATTATGTCGTTCAATATTATATATTTTACGGGTATTAAGTTCTAAACATTCAAATACTTTGGGCATTGGTTCAAAACTAATACACCGCTGAAAATGAGCAGCTAGATTTTTAGCGAAAATACCAATGTTACCGCCAATGTCAATTGCTACATTTTTTGCCCGAACTAATTGAATTGCCATATCTACGCGATCTTTTTGATACTTAAAAACCGAATGCCATCCTTTGCTATCCATACATTTTTGATAATGAGTAAAAAACAATCAGAACAATATTCACCAAGTAAAGAAGATATTGATGCAATGCGTATTTGTTGGAAGAATGATTTAGCTTATGTAGTGCAACCAGTAAAAGGTTCAAATAAATATACTATTGTTAAATTTCAAATATCAGATTCTTTACAATGCTTTACATTTAAAGAAAATAACATTGATGTAGAATTTACAGATTATGAAGCATCAAAAAAAGTAATTGACTTAATATAACTGATTTTAAGTATTCTTGTTGAATTACATTATCTTTCATTATACTTTATATTCGTTGTAAACTTTTCTTAATTCTTGCACTTTACCAGCCCAGCAACTACCACAAGAACTCAACTGTAAATGATAATTAAATACGTTGTAATATATATCAGTTAATATTTTTTGGTCTGCTGGTGTTAATTCATTTTTAGTTATTAAATCTGTCAATGCATTATAATCTGATTCTGTCAAACAGTTAATGTTTGAATTGTAAGGAAATAACTTATTTAATGTTTCTTTTCGTTTGTCGCAATTACAATCTACTCCAGTAGCTTTTGTAAACATTTCAACTGCAGCTTTAATTCCTGTAGCAGTAGTTAATTTTTCAATAGTATCTCCAAGACCTACTGATTCTTTTTTTGATTTTGCCATTTTAAATTTTAATTAAGTTATATTTATTATTTTCATTTTTAATTAACCTTCTAACTATTGAATAATTGTATTGTAATGCTTCACAAGCTTCTTTAATAGTATCATAAAATATACCTGTATTTAAATCTAATACTTGTTTAGCAAATGGATTTTTTTTGCCAGTTTGATTTCTAACACCTTTTTCACATTTATAAATTTTTTGAAATTCTAATTCTTTTTCAAAAGCATCATTTAAATCTTTAGTAACATATAGGATATTTACTGCATCATTATCAATACAAAATCCACTTTTACTGCTATGCTTCCATAATCTTTTTTGTAAGTCAGTTGTAACTCCTATATAATTATCAAGTAATAAATGATAAATTATAAAATCTTTTCCTTTAATTTTTTGTAATTTGCACATATCTAATATATCATATTATAATCATTGTTAATATAATCGTCATAATCCTTCTGAAATTTTTCTTTTAAAATACCTTTGTAATTCTTAATGCTATGAAATATTGATATTAAACTAATTGTAGTTCCTTTAGCTATATCACGCATAGATAAATCATTATCTCTATATAATTTAAATAAAAGCATATCGTAACTATTCCAACTTTTAATTTCTTCATCTATCAATAAACATATGTTATTATACGCTTTGTGTTCTTCTATGTTTGAATCATCAAATAATTCCCAACAATCATCAAAAGATACTTTATTAATCTTTTTCTTTTTATTGTAAAACTGATAATACAATGAACGTAAAGTAAAGTAAACATAACCTTTTCTTACGTTTCCATTTACATCAATAATTTTACTTGCATCAGCATACTTCATTAATGCAATGTAACTTTCTTGGACTATATCTTCAGCGTAATCAAACTCACCAAGTTTATGAATAATTTCTACCCATTCTTTGTGATGCTTTGCAACTTGTTCTAACCATTTGTAGTCGTCCATAGGAAGTTGAAAGATATAAATAAAATTAATATTTGAATTGTATGGTCTGTTTCTTCATCGTAAACATCATCGTTATATAAAGCACCAAACATAATTCCTTTAATTGGTGTTATTAATATATCACAATCTACGAAATTCATTACTATAAAAACTACTGCTAAAATAAATACTAATAATATTATCATAATTATAAAACTTTAATTGTTAAAAATGCTTCTTTTTTTTCTGTAGTTATTTCTTTAATCTTAAAATTTACATTGATATTAGTTAATTCTGAATCTTTATCTTTTAATAAATTCATTATATTTTCTATTTCAATCCAATTATACTTTGAATCCATATCTACTAATTCTTTCAAATATACTATGTTTTCATTTAAGTCTTTAAAATAACTTATTAACATTGCGTTATCTGAATTTAATACTAACATTCTTGTAGCTGAAGTATGTAATTCTTCTAATATGTTATTGATTGTTGTCTGCATTATTTAGTTTTTTAATTAATTTTTTTACTAAATCAAATTCTCCATAACTTAAAGATATAGTTCTATCACTATAATTATAAGCATTTATATCTATTCCCTCACCATTATACCATTCTGTTATTTCTACATAACTATGTTCTTTTGCAGAAAAATCATATTCTTTTAACGAACAAAAAACTGCTTTTCTTTTGTATTTTTTTAAATCTTTCATATTAAAATATATCTTTTAAAGGGTCGTAAAAAGCTCCTTCAACTTGTGGCAATCCAAAATTATTTACTTTAAAACTAAAGTTTTCAAATGGTGCATTTCTTGAACGTTTACAACTTACTGTTACTAAATGTTTATTTACTGTGTTTAATTCTAATTGTATTTGTGTTTCTGCTTTCTTTTCTAAGAATGAACCTAAATGACCTGTAGGTTTATCAGTTCCAAAATTAGAATGTATTACTGTTATTATATGACAATTTAATTCCTTAGTCCATTTCATTAACTTTTGCACTACTGCATTTGATTCTTCTATATTGTTTACATCAGAACATAAATCTGCAATACCATCAATAATAACTAATCCTATATTTTTACTTTCTAATTTGTCGTAAAGATAATATTCTATAAAATCAACACGTTCTTTAAATGATAATTGCCTTAATGCTAATGTATGATATTTATCTGTTTTTATTCCAGTCATATCAATAGGTCGTTTAAACACATTTGCAGCGTGAAAATTGCCTTGTTCGGTATCAAAATGTATTAAGTGTTTGTTTTGTCTATCTGCCCTTAAATCGCCACCAAACTGTTGTAATTCACCTGCTAAATATACTGCTGATAATAAACTAACAAAAAATGTTTTCTTTGATTTAGGTGGTGCTTGTAAAAAACTAAAGTTACCATAAGTTCCAATTGGTGTTGGATAACTAATTTCACCATCTTTAGTTTCATAACTTTTAAAGCCAAATGAAATTGCTGGTATCGGGTGTTCTATTTTTTCTAATGGATTAATAAAGCAATCTTCTTCAAACATTTGCATTAATAATCTTTGTGCTTCTTTGTCCATTTGTTTAGTTTATAATAAATTATATAATTCACTTCTTTTTTTCTGAATTCCATTTCCATTTTCAACAATGCTTTCAAATAAACTTTTAAATTCTGTTATAACTTTATTTTCAGTATATTGAATGTTAAAATAAGGATTTAATTTATTAATTAAATATGTTTCTAAAATATGTATATCTTTTTTATCACAAATATAAACAAATAATCCGTGAAAAAAATCTGTTTTAAAATTATTGAAAAAATCATAAAAATTACAATTAGTAAAATCAATTTCTTTTTTACTTTTATAAGTATTTAATCTATTTTTTAAATTTGTACTTTTACCAACATATACACACATATCAGAAACTGTATTACAATTATAAAAAACATATACACCACATAAACTATCTAATTCTTTAAAATCATCTTTTCTTAATATAAAATTATATTTAATTGGTATTGGTAAATCAATATTTATTTTCATTGTTTATTTGTTTCTTTTCTATATTTCGGCACTATGTTTAAATAATGCCGATTTATAGTTAATTAATTTAGAACGGTAAATCCGATTCTACTTCTTTTGCAGTTGCTTCTACTTTTTTATCAGCAACTTTAATGTTTCCATCAGTCCAGACTACATTTCCATTTCCAAGATATGTTTTTGGCTTCTTTGCTTCACGTTCTTCTTTTGTTTGTGAATCAGTTGCAGAAACATTTTGTCCGTACTGGTTAGAATCATCGTTAACTCCGATTGTGAAGTTATAATAAACTGCTCCATCTTTTCCACTTACAAATTTTTCTTTAGGTAATTTGTCAACTCTTAAACTTAAATTAATTAATGCACTCATATTATTTGTTATTTATTTGCTTACCTTTTTTTACTGTTGTCAGCTATTCAGTTTTTTTATTAAAATATTCAGGATATTTAATTTCTAACCATTCACTATCCCACAAATTATTATCTGTTAAATATTTTGTAGTTAATTTTGGTAGTTTATTCATTTGCAAATATTTTTAATCTAATTAAAGCACTCAAAGATATTCTTTTTTTATTTGCTTCTTTTTTTAATACATCAATATCATCTTGATGCATTTTAATTCCAATAAATTTTAATTTATCTTTTTCTTCTTTCATAATTATTTACTTAATTCGTCTTTAACTTCTTTAGTCATTTTATATTTAGCTTCTATTGCAGAAATATTTCCACCACATTTAACATATTCAACTGCTTTTTTAAATTCAGGTGTATTTAAGTTTAACCATTTCTTATCATCTTTTTCACCTTTATTAGTTGCATCAGAATCTTGTGTGTCATCAATAAGTAATAAATTACCCAATGCATACTTTTTAGCGTATGAACTTGCAGAACCAAACTTTTGTGGCATTTGCATACCTTTCTGTTCTAAGTCTACACCAACTATAGCTGAAGCAGTTAATGTGTCTAAATCATCGCTTATTGCAGCTACTGAACGTAACATTGGAAATTGTAAAAATTGTGATTCCACTATTGATTCTGTTATTGTAAAGTTTACTTGATATTTTTCATTATAAGGTTTTAATGCTTCTAATATATCTTCAGCACTTCTAAAGTTATATTTACCAAATGAATTGAATTTTGATTTGTTTGCTTTAAATTCTTTTTGAATTAAAGACAGCTTTTGATTTAATGTTAATTCCATTTTAATTTGTTTTTAAGGTTAAGTTATAAATTTCTTTTTTAATAATTAATTTATATTCTTTTGGGCAATCTTTGTCTAATGCTTCAAAACAATATCCTGATAATACGTTGTTTACATTTTCAAGTTCACAAACTCTTGCTTGTAAACTTTCTATTTGAAATCTTTGGTAGTCTATTAAATCTTTCATACTATAAAAAATAAAAAGTTAGTGTTAAATAAATTAGTGTAAGTGTAGCCATAAATGCTAATGATAATGCGAAATCTTTTAAATGTTGTTTCATAATGTTTGTTTTTAATTGTTATTGTTATGCAAATATATAACTGTTTTTTGAATATAAAACTATATTAAAATATTTTAACACAACTTTAACAAATAAAAAAAGCTACCTTTTACAGTAGCTTCTTAAAACAAAGAAAAACAAAAACAAATTATTAACCCAAATCATTAACCTTATTAGTATAATATTCTATCATATCTATTAAATCTACATCAGCAAATTTAACTATTTTATGTGATTTCTCATATAATCTATCAGGAAAGTTATTATCAAATTTTAAACAAAGATATTTATTATATAAATATATTTCACCTGCTCTAAATACATTACATCCTGCACATTGAACGTGACAATTATCTTCGTCCCAACGTGTGTTATAATGTCTGCGTGACATAAAATGCCCGTTTTGAAGTTTACTCCAATGATTCTTTTTATTACAAGTAACACAAATAGCTATATCATTAATAGCATCTTTTCTTCTAATATAAATACTGAAGATTTTATCTAATTTTTCAACTAATGATTTTCTACTTGGCTTTTTCATATATAAATGTAATTATATGTTATTAACAATACTGTTTATAAGTTTATTTATTTAAGTTATATTAAAATATTATATTTGTATATTAATTTATAATAAAATATTATGCCATTTACATTAAAAGAATTAAGTTATTTAAAAGATATAGAAAATCATAAAATTATATATGATGGTTATGATTTTATTTGGTATTCTAATCGTGGTAATGATTTTGAATTACATTCTATTAAATGTTTTAAAGATTATAAAGAATTATTATCTTATATATATTATTGGGTAAATAAGTATAAAAAAGAATTTACAAAAAAAGATACATATTTAGATAGTATGTTAAATGAATTATTAAAAGATATTCAAATTAAGAATATTTGTAAAAATAAAGATTTAAAAACTAAAGATAAAATAAAAGCTATATTCGAAATAAATCCTAATATTAAATCAATGGAATTAGCAAAATTATTAGACTTAAGTAAAATGGCAATTAGCAAACAAATCAAAAAGGTTTACAACTTATAAAAATTTAGTAAACTTTTTTTAATGTTAAAGTGTTTAAAATTAAACAATTACAATATTTTAAAATAAGTACTATAAGGAACTTAAATATAAAACATTTTTTCTCTTAATTTTTTATAAATATAATATACTACTGGAATTAAAAGTAACCATAAGTAAATAAAATAATTAGCTTTTTTATCTATTTCTTTTTTAAATTCTTTAACTGAAGTTTTAATTAATTCCTTTTTAAGTTCATTCTTAGACACTATTTTCTTTTCAATATGTAAACTATTATCTTTTACTTTTTTGTATCTTAAAACAACGTTTTTGTACGTTATACCGTTTACTACAATATCTTTTAAAGTATCTAAAGGTGTTATAGTAAATTCATCAGTATAAATATCATTTTTAATAGATATATTTGTTTCTTCTTTTGTAACAATTTTAGTTTCTATTTGTTTCAAAGAATCTTTTTTAGTTTCCTGTATTGCTACTTTACGTGAACTACAACTAAATAAAATTAAACTAACTAAAATATATATCGCTTTCATAATTTCTTCTTCTTGTTAAACCTGCAACTACTTTTTTATTTACTTTATTCCACTTCTTAAATTCTAATCCAATTAAAATATCATTGTGGTTTTTATTAACTAATTTTAAAAGTGTACTATTCATAAAATTAGCCATTCCAATATTATAAGCTAAAGATACACAAGAATTAAACTGATTTTGATTTAATGGTGTTTTAACTAAATTAGAAACTTTAGAAGCAAATCTATCAGCAATTACTTTAAACATTTCAAACGCTTGTTGTTTGTTTATTTCTTTGTCTAACATT